CCAGGAAGTCCCCGTTGAAAAAGGCCACCATGGCCCGGGTCGCCTCTTCGTCCGACCGGCCCACCGCCAGCGCCGCCTTGCTCATCGGAGCCTGGAAGCGGAACAGGCCCGGAGGATAGGCCCCCGGCTGGATGTCCCCGGCGGCATGAGTATGGGCGATCTCCATCGGGGACCGCAGGGCGGAGACCAGGAAGACCCGTTTGTCGGTCACGGTGACCACGCCGTCCGCCACCGTCACTTCCGCCAGCTCCAGGTCATAGATGTCGCCATCCGTGTCCTGCACGACCTCGGGCACGGTCAAGAGGGTAAAGCGCCGCTCTCCCTTGTCCCGCCGGATGACCACATGGCCGGTCTCCGCCGGCCAGGTCTCGGTGCCAGCGATGTGGGCGGCCTTCCCCAGGATATAGGCCCATCCTCCGTTGATCTCCAGTGTCAGGCCATCAGAGGCGCTCACTTTGCAGGCATCCGGATCCATCCCGCCCATGACGCCCGCTGCGTTGAAGAATGGAGCCACAAAGGCCGAAACGGAATCCGCGTCATATTCCCGGTCGTACCCCGTGGGATGGACCTCCAGATCGGCGGAGGGCTCCGCGTTGAAAAAGTAGCTTTCCAGTTCGATCATGCTTATCCTCCTTGTCTGATCTGCCTGCGCAGCCGTCCAAAGATATTGAGCGCAGCCGCTCCAAAGGTGACGTCTCGGTCTACACCTCCATCTGTCCATGTAGACCTCACTTCCGTGATATGGGCGTCCATGGTCACGCCCCAGGCTTGAGCCCGCACCGTCACCAGATCGCCCACTCGGTAGTCCAGGCCATAGATGTATGGCCTCTGAGCCACCCGGCACGTAAAGCTCTCCACCGGGCGGTAGCTCTCCGCCTCCACCTGGACCTTCCTGGCCATCTCCTCGTACTCCTTCCCCGCTTCCGGCGTTTGGACGGAGATCGAGAGGTGCTTTTCCCTTCGGCGGATACCAAGCGGTACCGCTTCGCCGGTCCGCATATAGGAAGCTGTCAAGGTCTCATCGGCGAACTCCGAGCCCGAGAGGGTGGCGTAGAAGTAATTCCGAGCGTCTTCGGCGCTGTGCTGATATCTCTGGGAAAGAGCGGTCTTGCGGTCCACGTCAAAAATGACACGTTTTCGGTCCCTCTGTCCCGCTGTGTGGTCCTCGCCAGGGCACACATCGAAGACGAATATGCCCCGCTCCAGATCAGGCACGATGTCCCAGCCCAGAGAGGCAGCTTCCCCCAACGCTTGGAGCACATCGTCAAGCCCTTCATGTCGGCTCATATACTTATCTCCGGCCATCCCTCTCCCTTGGTCTGGAGCAATCTCCAAGCCGGACACTCTCCGCTCCTCTGCCGCCCCAGGCCCCATGTTCGCATCGACGAAGTGCTTCATGATCGCCTCAGTGGTCCCGTTTGCCGTGTCGTAACCTTGGGCGCCTGCCACAGCGGCGAAGAGCGGAGGGATCGTGATGCGGTCTGCCGCCAGGCCCTTGAGCTGCCGTCCAACAACGGTAGTCACAGGCCCGCTCGCATCCCAGTCCATGGTCACACCATCGATGATCCCCCAAAAGCCCTCTGATTTGATCAGCCGTCCCTCAGACAGGAGCTCGGCGTGCCGCGCCCCTGTTGGGACCCGGATCGAGAAGGTCCCGGCTGAGGTCCACCGCTCCACCATAGTCAGCTCAGTGGCCTGCGTCACCAAGCCCACCCGACGAAAAGCAGGGGTGCCCGCCTCCGGCGGGTCAAAAATACGTATCTCCAACCTCTACACCCCCAACACCGGCAGTCGGTAGCGCAAATAGGCCAGCGGAGTATCTTCCGGGTTTTCATTTGAGATGACCACATGGTTCCAACCTGGCACCAGCGCCCAAGGCTCGCTGGTCAAGCTCATCCAGTGGCTCACGTCCTCCGCCTCCTGATATGCCCCTGATGCGTCCCTCCGCCACAGGATCGCGGTCACGTCCCGGAGGTCCACCACCAGCTTCTCGTTCTCGGCGATGCCGTGCTCAATGGTCACCGATTTTCCAGCGGTCACATTTTCCAGCGTCACGTGCTGCCCTGTCGCAAAGATCTCCACTGTCGGGAATATCTGGCGTGTGGTATCGTTGGAAATGCCGGCGAAGCGGTTGAAGCACCCCCAGGGCCCCTTCTTGGGCGCCCACGGGAAGTGCAGCAGGCGTAGGATCCGGCCAACACTCGTCACCTGCTCCTCCGCCCTCTCCCAGTAGGGCGTGTCCGCGATGAGGTCCACATCGATGGTCGAAAATGTCCCCACCGGCGCCGAGATCGTAGGCAGGGCCACCGCCCGGCAGCGGATGCTGACCGGCCCGTCCTCCCGGTAGTAGGTCAGTGTCCCCCACACATCCGGCGCCATGGCCTCGCACAGCCAAGATCTCGCCTTGTCATACTCTGCCAAAGCCGGATGGTCCCGGTCCCCCCGGATGATCATAGATCCGACCAGGTTCACCGTCCGGTGGTCCAAACTGGTGTGGTAGGTGCTCCTCCCCTCCTGTCTGGGGGCGCGAGCAGTTTCGGCAGTCGCACCCAAGGGCGAGGTCAGGGCCCGGAAAAAATACGGGCCTCCCCCGTCATGGGGCCCTTTGCCATCAAAGACCACTGTCCGGCCGTTGTCCGGGGCCCACGAAACATAGCGCATTGTCAGCCCTCCTCAACGGCTCATAGCATCGATGTACTTGGTCAGCAGGCTCATCAGTTGCCCCTCTGTGAGAGGCGCGGTGTAGTTCTGGATCGTCAAGCCTCCATATTGCCGGCCATCGATCGACTGAGCATTGTTGTAGACCGCATTGTTGATCACACCGCTCAGAGCCCCAGAGACCAGAGCGGACAGGCTCCCCCAGTCAAACCCTGTCCCTATGCTCTGCCCCTGCGCATACTGCCGGAGCAGGACCGTGGGAGATCCGGAAGAGATAAGATCCAGCGCGGCCTGGTAGCCCTTTTCCAGCCGCTCCACAGATGCGTCATAGCTCTTTTGGAGCATATCCGCTGTCTGGTCATAGGACGCCTTGGCCTGGGCGGTGTTGGCCTCATATCGTTCCTCGGCCCGCGTCACATCAGCTTTGTACGCGGCTTCCAAGCGATCGATCTCAGCATTATAGTTCGCCTTGGCATCATCCTGGGCGGTCTTCATCTTCGCCTGGGCCTCCTTGAGCGCCTGAGCCGCCGTCTCCCGCTCGCGCTGGAGCGCCGTGTCATCCTTATCCCGGATGGCCTCCTCCAGGGCCACCTTCAGCCGTGCGACCTCTCCGTTCCATTGCACTTTGTCCTCGTCGGTCCGGGCGTAGGACAGTTGAGCCTGGGCCGCCTCCAGGCGCTTTCGGGCCTCCCTGACCGCCTGGTCCTGGTCCTCATCCTCCCGAAGCTCTCTCCTGGCCTGGATCTCGGCGTCAATGCCGTCCAAGACGGCGCTCAGACGCTTTTCTTCCTCCGCCATCGTCTCCTGGATGAGGGCCTGTTCTTCTTCATATCTCTCCTGAGCGGCGAGCTTGTCCGCTTCGTAAGCCTCCGCCAGGGCGGTCTTTCGCTCCTCAAGGGCCGTCTTCATGGCCTCGGTCTGCGCAGTATACCGCTCCTTTGCCTCGTCCACGCCCCGGTCCAGCGATGCTTCCAGGATCTCCTGGTCCTTTTTCCGGGCGGCATCCTGATCCCGGATCAGTTCGTCTTGGAGGCTGGTCAGTTTGCTGTAAAGGGTCCTCTGGGATGCCATCCACGCCTCCGAGCCCTCCTCCAGGTAGGTATCCTGAAGCTCAAGATACCTCTGCCAGTACTCGCCCTCAGAGACAAGCTCCATGTCGTGGAGCCAGTCCAGATCATCCAGTTCCCGCTGATACTGATCCTGGATCAACGCTTGGCGGCTGTCATGATAGCCCCACCACAGTTTTTGGAGCTCCTGAATCTCCTGGCTGTCCTCTGCGAGGCCCTGGGCCCGGAATCCCTCCGCCAAAGCGTGGACATCATCCATCATAGACTGGTACTTGTCCTTGATGGCTTGAAAGGCGCCCTCGCTTCTGGAGAGCAGGGCGATCTGATGCTCGTCGGTCCCCAGGGCCGTTTGGAGTGCAGACATCTGCCGCTGAGCCATTTCGGACTGCCAAGCGTACAGTTCTTCTTCCCATGCCTGATACTCTTCTGCGTTGTTCTTCAGCCACTTCTGGGCCAGGGCGCTTTTCTGCTCGTAATAGTCCTCCTCGGAGAGCAGATCCATGGCCCTCTGGTGATCAAGCTCTGACACAGCGGCTTTGTACGTCTCCAGTTCTACTTCCGCCGGGCTTTTCCCGCTCCCCGTGGCCTTCGAGGAACTGCCGCTCTTTTTAGAGGCCCCGCTCCCATAGTCCCGTAGGAGCGACTGCGTGACCCGGACGGAGCTGTCAGCAGCACGTTGGGCCCTGTCCAGCTCCAAGATCGCCTCTGACGCGCTGGTGATCACGCCCCGCCAGTATTTCGTCGTCACATCGTTGTCGATGACCGAGCGCATATACGCTTCGGTTTTTCCGGCAAAGTCGTTGCTGGTCGCGACTTTGGCAAACTGCGCGTTCGCCTCTACACGTGCCTGGGCCTGGAGAGCTTGGAGACGGGCCTTGATCGCCGCGGTGCTCTCATTGATCGCCACAGTCTCGTCGTTATACTGCTTGATGAGCGCGACAGCGCCCCGCTTTGCCTCATTGAGGGCCACGGCGCACTCTGTCTGCTGGGTACCGATGTAGTCCTGGAGGGCCCCATCCGCCAGGCGGTAGCCTCCTTCCACCTCTACCAGGTAGCGTTCCAGCCCTGAGGAGATGAGCTTGGCGACCGTCTCCAAAGAGAGGTAGCCCTTCTTCGTCATCTCCTCCTGGGCCGTGGACAGGAGCGAGCAGGCGTCTTCCGCCGCCTCGATCCTCTTTGCCAGCTCGGCAAAGCCATCGCTCCCATCCTCTGCCGCATCGGCAGCGTTCCTCGTGGCCTGGGCCGCCTCGTCTGCCGCATCCGCAAACTCCCGAGACATCTCACCGGCCCGCTTGGCCCCGGAGGCGAGCCCTTGGAACCTCTCTTCCAGCGTCGCTGTCTCTTGCGCATTGTCCTCCAAGGATCCAGTGAGGGCCTTGATTTGATTGTTGAGTGCCAGATAGTACCCGGTATTGTGCTGGAGATGGCCGCCCTCTTCCACCTCTCTGAGCTTTTTCTGGGCGGCCGTCAGCGCCTCTACCGTCTGCCGCCGCTCGGTCTCCAGCTCGTTGAGGCGGGAGACGGTCTGCTCCGCCTCTTTCTGGTCGGCCAAGACGGAAACGTATTCCCGAAGTTGGTCGGTGGTCATGCTCAGACTGTCGGTCTGCTCATCATAGGCCAGAGACAATTCCGGCACGGCCGCATTGAGCTGTGCGACCAGGTCCACCAACTGGGCCTTCTCCTGGGCGGTCTTGCGCTCCTTTTCAGCCAACGCCGTGACAGAGGCCATCAGCGCCTGCGCGTCGGCGCGCTGCGTAGACATCGCCTTTGCCGTCTCCTCGTAGGCTTTTCGGCTGTCCCGCACCTGCGCGGCGACATCCTTTGTGCGCTGCCCCACCAGGGCGCTGGACACGGCAAACGCACCCAGGACAGCGACGAGAGCCCCCAGTGCCGTTACCAGCGCTCCCACCGGGTTGGCCGCCATAGCGGCATTCAACCCCGTCTGGGACGCCGTGGCGGCCACATCCGCGGTCTGTTTGGCATGGAGTGCCGTCGTCAGCGCGCCGAATACCGGGATCGCCGCAGAGATGATCGACGTCATAGCCCCTGACAGTTTCAGCGCCGGCCCCAGTGCGGCGGCGAAAAGGAGGAACTGAGTGATGTTGCCTCTCGTCTCCCCGTCCAGGTCGGCAAACGACTGCAGCAGTTTATTGACGTTGGAGATCAGCGGCGTCACGATGGGGAGGAGCTCGTTCCCCGCCGTCGCCGCCAGCTCCTTCAACGATTCCTGACACACGCGGAGCTGGTTCGCCGTATTGTCGAACGTCCGGGAAAAGTCGCCCTGGGAGTTCTGCGTCTGGTCCAGGACGTATTGATAGCGCAGTTGGACCTTTTCCAACTGGTCCATCTTGTCATAAGCGGTGGCGTATCCCTCCGCCAGGGCGTAGGCTTTCAGGTTCGCCTCAGTCATCACCACGCCCAGGTTTTTCAGCGTCTCCGTCTCCCCGGTGAAGATAGCCTTCAGGGCAGTCCCTGCCTGGTCCACAGAGATGTTCTTGAACGAGGCCAGATCTGCCGCCAGATCGACCAACGTCATGGACATCTTGGCCGCCTGGTCATCGGTGGCCCCCATAGCGGTCGCCATGTCGCCAAACAATGCCGCCATGTCCAAAGCCGTCCCGCTCGCCAGGCCGATGGCGTTCAACGTCCCCTGAGACCATGCTTTGACCGTCCCGGCCGCGCTGTCAAAGGCCACCTCTGCCTTGTTGACGGCCTCCTGGGCGTCAGAGGCGAATTTCACCGCCGCCCCGCCGCCGGCCAAGAGAGGCGCCGTGACGCCCGCGGTGAGCTTGTTCCCCATGCCGTCGAGGGCCTTCCCCGTCTTTTGGAGCTCTTCTCGGATGGATGCCATCCGCAGGTCATCGATCTCCTTGACCTGGTCCCTTGCCTTCTTCGCAGCTACGCTGACATAGGACAACTCCCGCTGGATGGACTCATACTGCTCGGTGTTTTTGCCCTTCCCCTGCTTGTCCAGCTCAGCCAGGGCCTTACGGAGCATCTCCGCCTTCGCCTCGGTCTGCTCCAGCGCCCGGCGGGCCAGCTCCTGGCTGCGCCTGAAGTTGGTCGGATCCCACTCCAGTTTCAGAGCCTTCTTCAAGACAGTCAGTTCGTCCTTGGTGGTCTTGATAGAGCGATTGGCCTGGTCCAGTGCCGTCTTCAACTGGGTCACATTACCGCCGATCTCGATCTCGATGCCCCTGCTTGCTTTCCGGCTCAGTGCCATGACCATTCACCTCCATCTGTTTACAGTTTTGCTTCTAATTCCGCGGCAAGGCCATCTGTTGCCTCAGCCACAGCGGGACGGATATGTTGCTGGGCTCCCTGATGCTCTGTTCCATACTCCAGGATATATGTGAGCCACGGCTTCTTCGCATTGTAGATCACCTTGACCTGCTCTCCATATCTCCACTCTGTTCGGACCCTCCACCCGGCAGCATACTCGCCGGTCTTCTTCGGGCTTTTCCCCCGCAGGCTTTGAGCAAGCATCTTGGAGTGAGCCTCGATCGTCTCGTAGAGGTCTTTCTCAATGGCCTCGGCCTCCTCGTTCAGGATCTCTGTGAGCTTCACGCCCAGCTCATCGATCTCAACTTGCTCCTTTTGTCCCATCAGGCGGCCTCCTTGGCAGGTGATAAAAGCGAGAGATCTCCTCGTCCGTCATTTTCCGCATCACCTTGCGGTCCGGGTCTCCCAACTCTCCCATGCGGTGGAGCACCGCCGCCAGGTGCATGACTGGCAGCTCGTAGATGAGCCCCATGTCCATATGAGCCATGGCAAGCCCCGCTAAAACGTCATACTCGTCAAACGTCCGGCCGTCACCCTCGCGGGGAAGGTCGGTGTCCGGGTCCACTGACAACAGGGCCATCCGCGCGCCCTGAGCCTGGGCCAGGAAGGTAGGCTCCCGATGGCAGGCCAGAGCGAAGTCTCCGATGGACGGCCGCCCGGTCTGCGGCAGCATCTCATAGCACATCCGCACCAGCGGAGCAGTCTGATCTGCCTCCGCCTGAGCGGTGTCCAGATCGGACACCACGCTATGACCGTACCGGGCCCGGTAACGCACCGCTGAGATCGCCGCAGTCTCCAGAGGAAAGGTCGCTTTTCCCAATTTCAGCTCCAGGATCATGCACTCTCCCCCTTTGTAGGGATGTCAACTGTATATGAGACCGATGGTGATCCCTCGCCATCGCTCTCATATACGGTCATGGATGTTCACGCCGCGCCGCCCGGTCCATCGCCGGGCGGCGCATCGCACGATGGGACGATCAGCCCTCGGCAGCGGGAGCTTTCACCTTGGGGACAGGGACGGCTTCGCCGAAGGTCTCGTACCCCTCATCCCCGGGAACGGCGCGGAGCATATAGGCGGTACGCTCCATGCCGTTGGCGTCCATATAGTGCTTCGTGCCCTCGGCATCCATGAGGGGATCGCCGTAGCAGTGGAAGGGGTAGGAGTAGGACCCGAACTCCACGCTGGACTTGTCGGTGGTGTGGCTCTCGGAGCCCTTGCCGATCTCCACGTTGTACATCCAGGTCTTCACCTTGAACGGGGTCCCGTCCTCGTAGTGGCCGATGAACTCGTAGTACACGGCCGCCCTAAAATAGGCAGCCACGCTGACGACGGCCATACCCCCGGCGGCGGGGACCAGGAACCCGGCATCCGTCTCCAGCCCCACATCCTGCGCGGTGGTCCCGATATTGCCATCATATCCCTTGTCGGAGGGCAGCCGAAGGACCAGGCGGTCATCCGCGTACTGTTCGGCGTTTTCCGTCACGGCGGTGGGGTCGATCCCCTGGGCCATCTCAAACACCTTCGGGGTGTCGTAGGTCCCATCCGCCTTTCTGGGGGCGTACTTCATCCCCTCCACGCCGTGGTAGCCCGCCATCTTTTTCGCGTTCGGCATTTTTATCATCCTTTCTCTTCGTTGATATCGTTGGTGAATACGTCTTGTGCGCTTACGGCGACTTCACACTCCAGCACCTGGTGCTGCTTGCTGTCGTCGCCGGCGTCCACCAGCTCAGGAGCGGTGAACCCGCCCCGGATGAGCGCCGTCATCGCCCGCTTGATCCACGGGCCCATAGGCTCCTTCAGCGGGGCAAACAGATGGACCTGGACCAGGGCCCGGTACATCAGCGGTCTGTCATCTCCATGCTGGACCGGCATAAGGACATAGTCATACGTCACAAAGCGAGGTGCAGTGCCTGTGTAAGTCCCCCGCTCGGGGATCTGGCCCAGTCTATCCAGGGCTTCATGGACCATAGCGTCAACTCTCATACGGCAGCCACCTGCCTCTTGACCTTGATCGCCAACCACTGGTGGCGGTCATCGACATCATCGATGCTGATGACCTCGTAGGGCCTCGGATCACAGCCTTTATAGATCAGGCAGTCCGGTGTGACACAGCGGGCGAAGCGCATCGTGAGCGTCGCAGGTTCGAGCGCGCCGGCCTGCTCGGCCGCATAGACCTCGCTCCCCCAAGCATTGGTCCACTTGCAGTGTCGGACCTGGCCACAGCCGAAGACATTGACCATCTCCGTCACCGGGTGCCCCTCCTCGTCATAGACGGGAGTACCAGTCCGATCCCGCTGATGGACCGGGCGGACGATGCGGATGGCGGTGCGCAGTTCCCCTGCATCACAGATCTTGGCCGGCATTGCCATCCCCTCCCCCCTTGTCAGCGCCCAGGTCAGACACCGCAGGCTCTGTCAGCTTGAGGTGGTTCTTCATGTCGCGGAAAACAGGGTTCACCGCCACAGCAGCCCCGGTGATGACCGTGCTCCTCCTGTCATACGCATCCGCGGCAAGCGCGTGACACACCACATCGTATATCTCACGCCGGGACGTACCGGGCGGCGGAAGGCTGACACCACAGGCGTGGGCGAGATAGGCCCGGGCGCTCAGGACGCAGCTCGTGACCATCAGGTCATCGTCCTCGGCGTGCATATACGCCTTCGCCTTGACCAGCTCCTCCGGATAGAGGATCGCACGGTCCCCCTCGCCGGTCATTCGTCGGCCTCCGGGACCGCCCGGAGGTATTCGGTCATCACAAAGCCCCGCCCCTGGGCGGTCTTTACCGCCGCCCATCCGGGCGTCTCCGTGTCGCGGGGCGAGGTGATGAGCGTCACCCGCTCACCGTTGGCGAGCACCCTCACGATGCTCCGGGAAGTACTGGGCCCTCGGCGCAGGTTGAGACCGTTGGGGGCGTGGACCACCATGGCCTTGCCTTCTTCCGGGGCCTGGGAGGGCTCCTCGGGCGTCTGCTGCTTGGAAGTCTCGACCGCCGTAGTCTTCTTGGTCGCCTCAGCAGCGGCCTCCGGCTCTTTTTTCTTCGTCATGGTACTGCCCTCCTTAGCCCGCAGGCTGATCCGCCGGGCCGGTACCGCCAACGATCTTCACCGTGGCCCCGGTGTCCTCGGGATAATGGCCGCAGTCCAGGGCAATGATGGCGGAGGCCATCACTGCCGCAGCGCCGTTGTTGGTCACCTTGACCAGAA